GGTTTCCCACCAACCCCAGGAGCTATAACACTTTACCCAGGAGGTACAGCTAACGGAAATGGATCTCATGCTGAAGGACAAGAAACAGTTGCTGACGGATGGTTTTCTCATGTTGAAGGATACCAAACATCAGCTTCAGGTAATTATTCACATGCTGAAGGTGTTTTAACTATAAATAGAGGAATAGGTTCACATGCTGAAGGATTTGGTTCTATAATTTCAGAGTCTTTATATTCACATGCTGAAGGAGAATTAAATCAAATTTTTAGTAGAGGTGCTCATGCAGAAGGATTTCAAACAGAAACTTATGGTAATTATTCACATGCTGAAGGAATAAATTCTACAGCTTATGGAATAGGTTCACATGCTGAAGGTGGATATGCTACAGTAACATATTCTTCAATATTCCCATTTGCCCCTAATTTTATATCCACAGGTGGAGGAGGAACAGCAATAGCTCCAGGTTCCCATGCTGAAGGAAATCTTACCCAAACTCACGGAACAAGTTCACATGCTGAAGGGGCATATACAGAAACTCAAGGATATGCATCCCACGCTGAAGGATACTTTACAATAGCATTTGGACCATATTCACATGCTGAAGGTAATGGATCTGTAGCTTTTGGAACAGGTTCACATGCTGAAGGAAAAAGTACAATAACTTCTGGTTCTTGGTCACACGCTGAAGGTGAAAGTACGATTACTCAAGGAACAGGTTCACATGCTGAAGGTCAAGGTTCACTTGCTATTGGAAATTATTCACACGCTGAAGGATCTGGAGTAGAAGCCACAGGAAACCATTCCCACGCTGAAGGAAAAGAAACATTTGCTTCAGGAAACCATTCTCACGCTGAAGGAGAAAATACTTATGCTCAAGGACTTGGTTCTCACGCTGAAGGTGCTAATACACTTGCTACTGGACCATATTCTCATGCCGAAGGTGATGGAAGTGAAGCAAGTGGATGGGGTGCACACGCTGAAGGAATCAATACCGATTCTCAAGGAACAGGTTCACACGCTGAAGGGCTTGAAACAGTTGCCACAGGTGATCATTCCCATGCTGAAGGAAATCAAACAGCAGCACTAGGAAATTATTCACATGCTGAAGGAACTCAAACAACCGCTTTAGGACAATCTTCTCATGCTGAAGGACTTTTAACTAATGCATTAGGTAACTATTCACATGCTGCTGGTAGAGGAACAATTGCATCTGGTTCGTATCAATTTGTAATAGGTACTTTCAATACCCAAGGAGATACAACTTCTCCATTTATTGTTGGGTCTTTTAATAGTGGAGGAGCAAGTAATCGTAAAGATGCCTTTAAAGTAAGTGGAAACGACTCAATAATCATTCCAACAACCCAATCGGCTGCTCCTGCTTGGACAGGAACTGATGGAGAAATGATATTTGCAACAGTATCAGGAAACCATTTATTCTACGTTTGGATGGCAGGTGCATGGAGATCAGGCTCACTAGCATAATCTAAAAAATATTTAAATGTTTAAGGCACCATTTAGGTGCCTTTTGCTTTTCTTCTAATATGTATAAATAAAAACTATAATCAATGAGCACAATCAGTACTAATACTATTCAACCCTTATCGGGAAACACAGTCACTATTCCTGGAGATTTAACAGTAACAGGAAACATTAACGGAAATATTAGTGGGTCTGTAGAAATTGCTGGCTTTATAAATATCGCTGGTAGTGGCAATCAAGTAATGACAGTTTCAGGATCTTTAATTGTATCAGGTGGAAATACATTCCACAACATTGGAGCAATGACAACTGGTTTTGGCTGTTTTGTTGCTTCCGGAAGTGATGCAATGGCTCAAGGTTGGGGTACTGTAGCACTAGGTACAGGTTCACATGCTGAAGGGGGATATGCTGTTTATAATCCATTTTTTGGATGGATTAATGCAACTAATGGTGGTACTTCTAATGGAATAGGTTCACATGCTGAAGGAGTTGGAACCTTTTCTAATGGAATAGGTTCACATGCCGAAGGTGGAGGTACTACTGCAAATGGAGTTAATTCACATGCTGAAGGTGGATATGTTAGTGCTTCTTTTAACCCAATTAATAACCAACTTACAGTTCTTACAGTTAACGGTGGTAGAACAGATGCTCCTGGATCACATGCTGAAGGTGCTAGTTCAAGAACACTTTCAACAGGGTGGTTTTCACACGCTGAAGGTATTAGCACAAGAACAGCAGGGTATGGTTCACATGCTGAGGGTGACAATACAAGAGCTGAGGGATCAGGATCACATGCCGAAGGATATATAACATCAGCTTCAGCCAATTATTCACATGCTGAAGGTATAAACACTGTAGCTAGAGGAATTGGTTCACATGCTGAAGGTATAACTACAACTTCTACAGGTTCCTATTCACACGCTGAAGGAGAAGGTGGTAGTGCTACAGGTAGAGGCGCACACTCTGAAGGATTTCAAACAATAGCCGCAGGTGATTATTCACATGCTGAAGGAGTTAGCACTGAAGCCCGTGGGGTAGGCTCACATGCTGAAGGTGGATGGTCTAATGTAATATATTCTCCTACATTTCCTTTTTATCCTATCACTACTTTAGTTGTACCCGGAGGGCAAGCTTATGGTAGAGGTTCACACGCTGAAGGTATTTTAACTTTTGCTCAAGGAACAGGCTCACATGCTGAAGGGTACCAAACTTCAGCTTCAGGTGATTATTCACATGCTGAAGGATATTCCACTTCTACTTCAGGTGACTATTCACACGCTGAAGGTGAATTTACAATTGCCTCAGGCAATAATTCACATGCTGAAGGAAGCACAACAACAGCCAGTGGCCCAGGTTCACATGCTGAAGGAAATACAACAGTAGCTAGTGGATATGGTTCACATGCTGAAGGCGCTAATACTATTGCCTCAGGAAGTTATTCACACGCTGAAGGAGACTCTACAATTGCTTCAGGCAATAATTCACATGCTGAAGGAGCTGGAACAACAGCCAGTGGCCCAGGTGCACACGCTGAAGGAGAAAATACATTTGCATTAGCTCCAGGCTCACACGCTGAAGGAAAAGAAACAGTAGCTAGTGGATATGTTTCACATGCTGAAGGTGAATTTACAATTGCATCTGCATGGGGCTCACACGCTGAAGGCCAATACACAACAGCTTCAGGTGATTATTCACATACTGAAGGAAATCAAACATTCGCTACAGGAAACTATTCACACGCTGAAGGTATTTTTACATCAGCTCAAGGTAATTTTTCACATGCCGAAGGAAACTCAACTATAGCTATTGGAAATGCTGCTCACGCTGAAGGTGAAAATACTCAAGCAATAGACAATTTCGCACATGCTGAAGGATACCAAACAACAGCATCTGCTGAAGGTGCTCATGCTGAAGGATATGCCACCCAAGCAAGTGGTCCTAGTTCACATGCTGAAGGATTTTTTACAATAGCAGCAGGACAAGGTTCCCATGCTGAAGGAAATAGTACTCAAGCACAAGGACAATATTCTCATGCTGAAGGTTATGATACAAATGCTTTTGGATATGCTTCACATGCTGAAGGATGGGATACTCAAGCAACAGGTGAATATTCTCATGCTGAAGGATATAATACAGTTGCTCAAGAAACTGGTTCACATGCTGAAGGAAGAAATGGTATTGCTAGTGGATTATTTTCCCACGTTGAAGGAATATCTTCAATAGCATCTGGATCTCATTCTCACGCTGAAGGAGAAGGTACAACTGCTAGAGGTAATGGATCACATGCTGAAGGATATAACACAAATGCTTTTGGATTTGCTTCACACGCTGAAGGTGCAAGCACAATTGCCTTAGGTTCATTTTCACATGCTGAAGGTAATAGCACAATTGCTTCTGGTTCATTTCAACACGTTCAAGGCCAATTTAACACCCAAGGAGATGATACTTCATTAATGATTGTTGGTAACGGCACAGCAACTAATGCTCGTAAAGATGCATTTAAAGTTAGAATGTCCGGTTCAATTGTACTACCCACAACTCAATCATCTGCTCCTTCTTGGACAGGAACTGATGGAGAAATTGTTCCTGCAACAGTAGGAGGCCAATATTTCCTTTATATGTGGATGAACGGAGCTTGGAGATCAGGTTCATTTGTTTAAAATATAACATAATTTAAAATTTAAGGCACCATTTAGGTGCCTTTTATTTTTCTTCTAATATTTATAAACAAAAACAATCAATGAGTACATTAAAAGTAAATAATATTGAACCTATTTTTGGTAACTCTGTAACAGTAAACAGTGAATTACTAATTAAAGGTCCTGGAGGAGACATTGTAGTTGGAGGAACAGGATCATCTAACCTATCAGCTTCCTATGCTTCTACAGCAGGATGTGCTAGTAACATCAACATTTCAACTATTACCCCTGGTGACACTACAACATCAGTTGTTTTAGTAAACGAACAAGCTGTAGGTTGCCAATCACCTTTTATTGACTCTGGTTTAACATACAATGCTGCTACAAACGTATTAAATGCAACAGTAACAAACGCTCAAACAGCTTCATATTTTGATGGAACCGTTACAAATGCTACAAACGCTATAAATGCAGAAACAGCTTCATATGTTAATCCATTAAATCAAGAAGTAATAATAAACGGAAATGTAACAGCAAGTGGAGACATTAGACTTACTACAGCTGGAAATGCTGTTGTTCGTCCTATAATTTCTTTAGTACCTACTGGAACTGCTTCGTTTAATCCAAATTCAACAAATACTACTACATATGCTGATTATGGAATTAATGTAATTTCTACAGCATCTTCTCAATCATATTGTTTGAGATTACCCCAAACACCTACTCAAGGTAAAACAGTTACACTTGTTAACAAAAGTGGTATAAATATTCTTGTTTTCCCAAGCGTAATAGGTGGAAATATTAATGGAGTAATTGATGGATATTTAGTTATTCCATCTGATGGAAAATCATATTCATTTGATTGCTACGAAAACCCACTCCCAGGTGGATGGTCTGTAACAAATGTTAACGCATCATCAACAACAATTACTTCTGGAGTTGTTAACTTTAACCATAGTACATCTTCTTATCATGTTGCTTTTGTAAATGATTCAATTAAAGTAAGTGGAAGTAATTTAAGTAGTGCTAATGCATATAATGGATTAAATACAACTCAATACGCTGTAGGTGATTTTACAAATGCCTTTGGAACTTATATTTTTGGACGTACTTACCCTGATACTATTGTTGGACAAAATGTATGGAAATCTATTGACAGTATTCAAGTTTTAACAAACATTACTGCTAGTAATTCTACAGCATATTTAAGGCTTTCATTAGGAACTACTATTGAATATTATGAAAATTCAAATCCAACAGGACCAGTTACTCCATTCAATCCTATTGCAACATACAATGCTTTTAACACAAATGTAGTAACTCCATGGATTAATAACCATCCTGGAACAACAAATTCATGGATGTACTCAACAATCCAATTCCCACCTCAAACAACATCTGTTGTCCCTGGAACATTTGTTTCCTCTTCACAAAACCCATACACTTCAGCTAATGTTGGGGACCCAGGAACTTTAATAATTAACATTCCATCATTACCAACATATACTGCAGCTGGGGGTGGATTTAAAATGTTAGGAAGAAATTACATAGGATCATTTGTTCATCCTGTTCAAGGATTACTTGATGCATATTATAATGCTGAATTTTGTCCTATTTTTGAATTGAGCGTTTATGATGACTTATTTAACGCAGTTAACGTTCCTAATGCTAAACTTCAAGTATCTTACAACGTATCACTTTAATTAAAAATTAAATATCATGCCATTTATATCTTTATACAGCGCAATTTTAGAACAAGTCCCAACCGCTATTATCCCTAATACTGGATCTGATTCTGGAAATACTATAGACGGAACATGGGAAAAAGTAGATACTGGATCTTTTTATTTTTTATCATCTGGTTCATTTACAGGACTTTCTGGGAGTTATACAGGAAGTATAGGAGCATATTTAACTTATACTCCTTCCTCTTCAAATGATACAGGAAGTATAATATTCTCTATAGCAAATGATAGCACAGCAAGTTTAAAAACTACTTTTGACCCATCAACCTTTACCCTATCAGATTCAGTTATTCAAGGGGTATGCACCATTGATATAGGAATTAATTATGTAGATTAATTAAAAACATACTTTTAAAATGGGCCTCTAAATGAGGCTCTTTTTTTTCATATTTATAACAAAATAGAAAAATGAGTACATTAAGTGTAAATAACATATCCTCAACCACAGGAAATAATATTGTTATATCTAGCAGTTTAACAGTAACAGGAAATATTAGTGGGTTAATTACAAATGCTTTAACCGCTTCTTATGCATTAAATGGAGGTGGAAGTACTAACACGGGTTCTTTACTAGTTACATCTTCATTTTCTAACCCTAATTTAACTTTTGAAAAAGGGGATGGAAGTACATTTAACGTTGATATTTCAACTTTAACAGCTCAAACAGCTTCTTATATTTTAGCTACAAATATTGATGGTTCTACTTTAGGAGATTATATAGATGATACCGCTGCAGCTAATGGAGGAGTGCCATTATATGGATTATATAGAAATGGAAATATAGTTCTTATTAGAGTAATATAAATCAATTCTAAACAATTTAAAAATGCCAATTCAATTTACAGGATCATTAGCTATCAATGGTTCATTAATACTCCAAAGTGATGGAGAAGAAATTATAATAGGAACAACAGGTTCAACTAATTTATCTGCTTCATATGCTGATTTAGCATTAGACGTTATTAACAAATCTATTTTTACTGAAGTAACATATGATGAGTTAACCGATTTGATAACCTCTAGTTCACTTTCAACAGGTGGGTACTATTTAATTACTGACTTCCAAACATGTTACGACCAACCAGATTTTGATAATCTTAAAAACCCAATATTTGGTAACAATTACAGGACAGCTTCAATTGACCCAATCTTAGTACTTGCTATTTCTAATAATAATTTATCCCCAAATGCTTACCAACCATCATACCCTAATGACAAAATCCAATATGACTGGTCTTGGAACTTAACCGAAGCAACAAATAACCCAGCTAAAGGTAGAATTACTGAAAGGATAGATGAATTTAATAATAGAACAGATTATGATCATAGAACAATTTTATTTAAAAGATATGATTATATTGAATTAAATATGAGTAACCCTTTAACAGGAAGTGTTAATGTAACTGCAATTTCACCTACTTTAATGTCTGTAACAGGATCATCAACACTATTCACTTCTTTAGCCCCTGGAAATTTCATTGGATTTGGAAGTATAGAAGACTTTAGAGCGTTTGAAATTGTTTCTATTACTAATGATACTGAAATGGAAATTTTTGGATCAGCTAGTTTTAGTAGTAATGACCTTACTATGTATGTAGGTTCTGATCAAAATGATACATCATACTATCAAAATAATGTATCAACAACATTTACAGAATATTATACTTTTGATTATAATGATACTAATATTAACAATTATGTAGGTAATTATGCTAATTTATACAATTGGGATGAAAACCCGTTTATTTTAGCTAATAATGTTTTTAAAGGTTTTTCATATATTAATAATACTTTTGGTGATAACTGCTTTAACAATACATTTGATGATGATTGTTCAAATAACATCATAGGTAATTCTTTTTATAATAATATTACAGATGATGATTTTGATGGTAATATTATTGGAAATTGGTTTAGCAATAATAGAATTACTTCAAATTTTCAATATAATAAAGTTGGTGAGAATTTCCAAAATAATTATTTAGTCCAAAATAGTTTTTATAGAAATAATATTGGTAATTATTTTGAATCCAATATTATAGATGGTAATGATTTCCAAAATAATGAAATCGGTAACCAGTTTGCTAATAATGTGATACTAAATGGTCAATTTTATAAAAATGATATTGGTAACGGATATAATAATAATAAAATATACTCACAATTTTATGGAAATTTAATTGGAAATGGATTTAATGGAAACGATATATATTGTCAATTTACTGAAAATAATATTGGTGAAATTTTTGAAAATAACAATATTGGAGATTCATTAAACCTTGGATTATATAATTTCCAACAAAATAAAATAGGCACAGATTTTATTAACAATACATGCCTTGGTACTTTTGCATATAACCAAATTGAAAATTATTTTGAAAATAATACTATTGGAGATGGATTTGGATTTGGATACAGTACAAGTCAAGGAAATAAAATAGGTAACTATTTCTACAATAACAATATTGGTGAATATTTTTATAATAATGTAGTTGCTGATGGTTTTTATAGCAATACTATTGCAGATTATTTCCAATTAAACGATATAAAATTCTCTTTATCCTCAACTGATTTTAGCTTAGCAACTCATGTTTATGGTAATTATAACTGTACTTTATTTTTAAGAAATGATAGCTCAAACAGACTAAGTTACATTGACAATTCAGATGTAATTAATTATGCCAATATTAATGACTAATTGGATAATATGTTTTTCTAAAATGGGCCTCTAAATGAGGCCCTTTTTTTTTCATATTTATAATAAAATAGTCACATGAATATTCCTATTTGGCCCGGCTCAAGTTCATTCCAACCAGGAGACACACCGTTTGGATTTTACGATTATGATTACCAATTCCAACAAGATGCAGATAAATTTGCAAAATTTGCTGCTCAACGTTTAGGATATCCTTTAGTAGAAGTTGAATTACAAGATATTAACTTTTATACAGCACTTGAAGATGCTGTAACAACTTATGGGAATGAGCTATACGCATACCAAATAGCAGAAAATCTATTAACTTTTCAAGGTAACCCTCAATCTATAGGCCCAGCAAACAATAGAGTTATTCAAGATAATATGGCCTCTGTTGTTCGTTTATCTCAACAATATGGAGAAGAAGCAGGTGTTGGAGGTACAGTAAGTTACAAAACCGGTTCTCTTGATTTGATAGCAGGACAACAAAATTATGATATGAATCAATGGGCTCTTGATAACGGAATTCAAGGTCGTATTGAAATAAAACGTGTATTTTATGAAGCACCACCTGCTATTACCCGTTACTTTGATCCATATGCTGGAACAGGTACGGGTATGATGCAGATGCTTGATAGTTTTGGTTGGGGTTCATATTCACCAGCAATTAACTTTATGTTAATGCCCATTAACTATGACTTACAGAAAATCCAAGCTATAGAACTTAATGATCAAATTAGAAAATCTCAATTCACATTTGAACTTGTAAACAATAACTTACGTATTTTTCCTATTCCATTAGGAGGAGGTAGACAAAAACTACGTTTTGAATATATTTTAGAATCCGATAGAAACATGCCTTATACTCCTAGTACTGGGCAAGATATGATTACTAATGCTTCAAATGTACCGTATGAAAACCCAATTTACCGACAAATTAATTCAATAGGTCGTTCATGGATATTTGAATATGCTTTAGCACTATCAAAAGAAATGTTAGGATACGTTAGAGGAAAATATTCCACATTACCTATTCCAGGATCTGAAGTAACATTAAACCAAGGAGATTTAATTTCAGCAGCAACAAATGAAAGAACAGCATTGATTGAACGTTTAAGAACATATTTTGATACAACTTCTCGTAAAACATTATTAGCTAATAAAGCAGAAGAAGCACAAAGTCAAATGACTATATTAAACGATGTTCCAATGACAATTTTTATAGGATAATATGGCATTATTTGGCACACAACGTGATGTTTCTTTATTTAGACACCTTAATCGTGAGTTGTTATGGGATATTATTACCCAACAATGCGTATTTTACCAATTAAAAACTGCTGAAACTAAAGTAAACATATATGGTGAAGCTGCTGGTGCTAGATACTATGAAGAACCTGTACTTTTAAACGTGTTAATTGATAGAGGTAATTTCTCTAACCCGGTTGATGACTTTGGTGTAACTACTGATAGACCAATGACATTTAAATTCCTACGTGATGATTTACGTGGTAAAAATCCTGTTAATTCTGGTGGAGGTCCTGATATAGGTAATTATCCTGGAACACCTTATGGAGCTGATATTCTTCCTGAAGTAGGAGATATTATAATGTGGAACGAATCATATTGGGAAATTGATAATGTAAACGATAACCAATTATTTGTTGGAAAAGACCCAGCATACCCATATAATGAAAACCCACTTAACCCTGGATTAGAAAATTTTGGAACAAATCTATCCGTTATTTGCACAGCACATTATGTACCTGCGGATAAAGTACAAATAACTAGAGAAAGAATATAACATGCCATCAGCTAGAAAACCCAATCCTAAATCTCAATTAGAGATACAAAATAGTCAGATAGAACCATATGTGTTTCCTGAAACGGGTGAATCTTATGGTAACCCTAATATTCCCTCTCAGTTTAATCAATTTACCGATAAAGACCAAAGTGGAATAGATTTTAATCGTTCTGAACAAATGTCGTTCAAAGACGACACTACAAAACCATTTACAGTAGGTCTTCAAGATATTGACGAATCTATAATGTATTACTTTCAAAATGTTATTCGCCCAACAGTAGTACAAAATGGAAATAGATTAGCAGTACCTGTAATATATGGTTCCCCTGAAAAATGGAAATCAGTTCAAAAAGACGGATACTATAAAGATAAAAATGGTGCTATTATGGCTCCACTGATTATGTTTAAAAGAGATACAATTGACAAAAATCGCTCTTTAACAAATAAATTAGACGCTAATACACCTCATTTATATGCATCTTGGATGAAAACATACAATCCAAAGAATGCATATTCAAATTTTAGCGTATTAACAAATAGAATTCCTGTAAGACAGTATGTAGTTAATGTAGTACCTGATTATGTTACTTTAACATATTCATGCGCTATTCAAACATACTATGTTGAACAAATGAACAAAATAATTGAAGCAATCAACTATGCTTCAGACTCATATTGGGGAGACCCAGAACGCTTTAAATTTAAAGCATCTATTGATTCATATACTACAGCAATAGAAGTATCTGATTCAACTAACCGCATTGTTAAAGGAACATTTTCAATCAAATTATTTGGATATATTGTTCCTGATACCATTCAAAAAGAGATTACGGCTATTAAAAAATATAATAGCAAAGCTCAGGTTATTATCACAGCAGAAGTAGTTAATAATTTAAATAGTAAATAAAATGGCAGCAAAAGCAAAATCTCAATCAGTAGTTTCGTTTGTACGTAAACCTAAAAAAAGAAGACCGGGAATTCATGCAAAATCAAAAACTAGTAAAAGTAAAACTAGCAAAAACTATGTAAAAATGTATGTTTCTCAAGGAAAGTAATATATTTATAATAAAATAAATGGCACTTGTTTTAACCAAAACTGGAATTTCTACAGGAAACACAGTAGAAGCATATCATGTTACTCAATCGATAGATGCTTTTACAGGAACTGATGCTTATGATATAGTTCTTTCAGGTTCTTTTACTCTTACTGGTTCTTTTAATTGGAATGGCCCATCATCTCCCTCTTCTTTATACCCAGGATACACATATCAAGAAACAGACGTTACTCCAGCAGAAATATTAACTATAGGCACAAACCCAATAGTAATTCTTCCTACACTTACAGGAAATAAATATTATGATACTATAACATCTATAGAATATACTTTTGGGACAGCTGCTTATACAGGTTCAATAAACCCAACTAACCCAATATTATTACGAATTTCAAGTAGTGGTTTGAATTATTCAAATCCAATATATATTACTACTAATACTTCAAGTTTTCAAGTTGCATTTGATAAAGTACCTTTTGATTTAAATACTTGTTTTAATGATGGGATAATATTAACTTCTATAACTCCTGATAGTTATACAACTGGAGATGGTACTGTTAAAGTTAAAGTTTGGTATAAAATAATTAATTTTGGATAATATAATAAAATAAATTTATGGGAATAGTTTCAGAAAAAAAGTTTTTAACAGAAGAAGAAAAAAACACATTAAAAGAAATTCAACAAAAAACACAAGCTTTAATTACTGAGTTAGGTGAAATTGAATTAATTAAAATTCAAATTGAAAATAGATACCAAGAAGCTAAAAAGTTTTTTGAAACAGTTTCAGCTCAAGAAAAAGAATTTACCCAATATGTATTTGATAAATACGGCAAATCTAGCATCAACCCAGAAACTGGTGAAATTACCATAATTTAATTTGAAATACCCCATATTTATAATAAAATAAATATTTTACAATGGCAGAAACAATTGTATCACCTGGTGTATTAGCAATAGAAAATGACCAATCCTTTATTACACAAGCTCCTGTACAAGCAGGTGCTGCAATTATAGGACCAACAGTTAAAGGTAAAGTAGGCATTCCTACATTAGTTACAACATTTAGTGAATATCAAAATAAATTTGGAACTACCTTTTTAAGTGGTAGCCAAACGTATACATATTTTACATCTATTTCAGCTTTTAATTATTTTAATAGTGGAGGAACTTCATTATTAGTTACACGTGTAGTCAGTGGTAGTACAACCACAGATTGGACCCCAGCAACATCTTCATTTATTTCTGCATCATCCCATGCTGCTGGTGCTCCTTATAACACAGATGTGTTTGTTTTAGAAACTATCTCTGAAGGAGAAATAATGAATAGCACAGGTCCTACAGGATCTAATGGAACATTATTAAGTGGCTCAGCAAATAATTTTAGATGGCAAATAGTATCCCCAGACGTTAATTCAGGTACTTTTACAGTATTAATTAGACAAGGAAATGATACCACAACTTTCCCATCAATTTTAGAAACTTGGGGTCCTGTATCTTTAGATCCATTTGCTGCTAATTATATTGAAAAAATTATAGGTAATCAAGTTGAAGTAGTTACAAATGACCCATCTACAGGTGAATACTATGTCCAACTTTCAGGAAGTTATCCTAACCAATCAGCTTATGTTAGAGTTAAAACAGTAAATCAAACTACTCCAAACTATTTTGATAATAACGGCCTTCCTAAAGTTCAATTTACAGGTTCTTTACCTATAGCTAGTAGTGGATCGTTTGGTGATGGAAAAGGAAGTAACATCCCTACAGGTGTTGCTGGAGCATACTATGAAAATATCTCTCAAACTAATATTCAAGGCTTAACCTCAGCATCATATGTTGAATCTATTGCTTTATTAGCTAACCAAGATGCTTACAATTACAATTTTATAACAGCCCCTGGATTAATAGGAAATGCATCGTACCATTTTCCAGTTGTTCAACAATTAGTTACAATGGTTCAAAATAGAGGAGATGCTATGGCTATAGTTGATGTTGTTGGATATAATTCAAACTTAATTCCTGTAACAACAGCTGCAAATGCTTGGGATACATCATACGCTGCAACATATTGGCCTTGGTTAAAAACAATTGATCCTAATATAGGACAACAAGTGTGGACTCCTGCTTCTACAATGATTCCTGGAGTATATGCTTTTAATGATAATGTAGCTTACCCTTGGTTTGCACCTGCAGGTATTAATAGAGGTCTTATGACAACTGTTGTTCAAACTGAAAAAATATTAACTCAAACAAATAGAGATTTACTTTACCAAAATAATGTAAACCCAATTGCAACATTCCCTGGATCAGGAATAACAGTATTTGGACAAAAAACACTACAAAAGAAAAAAAGTGCTTTAGATCGTGTAAATGTAAGACGTCTATTAATTGAATTAAAATCATATATTTCTCAAATAGGAGACACATTTGTATTTGAACAAAATGATGCTGTTACTAGAAATAATTTTGTAGCGGTTGTCAATCCATATTTAGCTTCTGTTCAACAACAACAAGGTTTAACAGCTTTTAGAGTTGTTATGGACGAATCAAATAACCCACCTTCAGTAGTAGACCAAAACCAATTAGTAGGCCAAATTTATTTGCAACCTACTAGAACTGCTGAATTCATCATATTAGACTTTAATATATTACCTACAGGTGCAACCTTCCCTGCTTAATAATATATTTTAGAAGAAAAATTGATATTTATAATAAAAAGATAAAATGGCAAATTTCACAGTTTCTCCTGGAGTAGCAGTTAGCGAAATAGATAATACATTTTTAACAGGACAACCAATTCAAGCAGGTGCCGCTATTATAGGCCCTACAGTAAAAGGCCCAGTTGAAAAACCTACCCTAGTAACCTCTTATTCAGATTTCCAAATGATGTTTGGAGATTCTTTTATTAGTGGTGGTAATGCTTATTCGTATTTAACTTCAATTGCTGCTTACAACTATTTTAATTATGGTGGCACATCACTTTTAGTAGCTCGTGTAGTAACAGGTTCTTATACTTCTGCTACTAGCAGCTATATGCCTACAGGATCTAGTGGTCCAACTACAGGTTTATCTCCATTTGTTTTAGAAACCATTTCTGAAGGTACCATCATGAACAACTCAGGTTCAGGAGCTTCAGGTTCATTGCTTTTAGGAACTAAAGAAAATGTAAGGTGGGAAGTTACCAATGTAAATACTGGATCAGGTACATTTAATGTATTGATTAGAAGAGGAGATGATACTCAAGTTAATAAAATTGTTTTAGAATCTTGGAACAATGTAAGTTTAGATCCTAATTCATCTCGTTTTATTGCTCAAGTAATTGGAGATCAAAAATTAAACTATGATTCTGTTAATTTCCAAATGTCAGTATCTGGAAGTTATCCAAATAACTCAAGATATGTTCGTGTAAAAGAAGTAAATTATACTACTCCAAATTATTTAGACTCAACTGGAGCTGTATCTAACCCAGCATATACAGGTTCATTACCTGCTAATGGAAGTGGTTCTTTAGATGGTGCTTTTGGAGGTGCCATAGGAACAGTAAGTCCTATCGTTAATCTATATGATAAAATATCCACAAATACTCAGGGAGTAATGGGATATGATTACAATGATATGATTAATTTGTTTGGTAACCCGGAAGCATACCAATTTAACCTACTATTTACCCCAGGATTATTAAATGATACTCACACTGGTCAAATTACAAACATTATTACTAATACAATTGCTAGAGGTGATAATATGTTTGTAGCAGATTTAGTAACATATGGAAGTACAGTTTCTCAAGCTATCACTCAAGCTCAAACTCGTGATACATCATATGCTGCAACATATTGGCCTTGGGTTCGTATCATTGACCCAGCAACAGGAAAACATGTTTGGGTACCAGCTTCAACAGTAGTACCAGGTGTGTATGCATTTAATGATAAAGTATCTGCTCCTTGGTTTGCACCCGCAGGTATTAATCGTGGTGGATTAAGTACAGTATTGCAAGCAGAATTAAAATTAACTCAAGGTAATAGAGATTCTTTATATGCAAATAACATTAACCCAATTGCCACGTTACCTAAACAAGGTGTTGTAGTTTATGGACAAAAAACATTACAAAAATCAGATTCAGCTCTTGATCGTGTAAATGTACGTCGTTTAATGATTGAATTAAAAAGCTATATTCGTCAAATTGCTGATACGATTGTATTTGAACAAAACACAATTCAAACAAGAACTTCATTTATATCAAGAGTTAATCCATATTTAGAAGCTATCCAACAAAAACAAGGATTATATGCCTTTAAAGTAGTAATGGATGATTCAAATAACGGACCAGCTGTAATTGATCAAAACCAATTAGTAGGCCAAATTTACATCCAACCAACACGCACAGCTGAATTTATTTCTTTGGATTTCATCTTGTTACCAACAGGAGCAGAATTCCCAGGATAAAAATTTAAAATTTAGATATTTATAATAAAATTAAAATAGAAAACAAATGGCAATTTTAAATCCAAACGAAATATTTTATACAGCGTTTGAACCAAAACAAACAAACCGTTTTATCCTTTATATGGATGGAGTTCCTTCATACCTAGTAAAAGGAGTAGGAGCTGTTTCTTTAACCCAAACTGCAGTTGCTCTTAACCATATTAACGTTCAACGTTATGTAAAAGGAAAAACAAAATGGAATACCATTCAGTTTACAATGTATGAATCAATTACTCCTTCTGGTGCCCAAGCAGTAATGGAATGGGTACGTTTAGGACACGAATCCGTAACAGGTAGAGATGGATATTCTGACTTCTACAAGAAAGATATTACATTTAATGTTTTAGGTCCTGTAGGTGATATTGTTTCTGAATGGATTATTAAAGGAGCTGTTATTACTGAAGTTAACTTTGGAGACTATAACTGGGACGACGATGGAACCCCAGTAAATATTCAAGTAACTGTTCAACCTGACTACTGTATTTTGAACTACTAATAGTAAGGTTAATATTTTTAATAAAAAGCTCCAAAGAAATTTGGGGCTTT